ATTTGATAAAGGTATTCAGAAATGGTCATCGTTAATGGAATTGGCTTTGGAGTCAGGACATCTTGATTCTAAAACTCAAGGCTGGTATAACGAAATCAATATGGATACTGGTGAAGTACTTGAACCTAAACGTAGAGCAAAGGATATCATGGTTGATGATGAATTCTTTGAACGTCTAATGAAATGTCCAAAGTACAATGAATACATTGAACGTAAGTTTAAACTAAATGCAGCAGTAATGGGAGATAATAATGTTAGAGAAGACGATCTTATCGAATCTGATACTTAATGAGGATTTTTGCCGTAAGGTATTTCCATATTTAAAAGATGATTATTTCGATGATTTAGTTCTTCGTAGCGTATTTGAAACGGCTTCGGACTACTTGGAAAAGTACAAGGAGCCACCTTCATTAGAAGCTCTCAAGATTGCTGTTGATAAAAGAAAGGATCTATCGGAAGATACGTATCAGGGTGTACACCAATTAGTTGACAGTATGTCAATTGATACGGACACTCAATTAGATTTCTTACTTGATGAAACTGAAAAGTTCTGTCAAGACAAAGATCTATATAATAGTATACGTAAATCCATTATGATCCTTGATGGCCAAGACTCTGAACTTGGTAAAGGAGAAATTCCAAAACTGTTATCCGATTCGTTGGGTATCAGTTTTGACTCTTCCGTCGGTCATGACTTCCTTGAAGATGTCGATGATCGTTATGACCATTATCATCGCAAAGAAGAACGTATTCCGTTTGATATTGAAATCTTTAACAAGATCACTAAAGGTGGCATACCTCGTAAATCTATGACTGTCTTGTTGGCAACAACGGGTGGTGGTAAATCGTTACTGAAATGTCATTGGGCAGCAAATCATTTGATGTATGGAAAGAACGTTCTGTATATTACAATGGAAATGGCTGCTGAAGAAATTGGTCGAAGAATTGACGCAAACATTATGGATATTACTCTTGATGAAGTTGCTGAAATACCGAAAGATGTATTTGAGAAACGCATGGCTCGATTAAAAGGCAAGACGGCAGGTAAACTGATTGTGAAGGAGTTTCCAACAGGATCTGCTCATAGCGGTCACTTCCGACATTTGCTGAATGAACTTCAACTCAAAAAGAATTTTAAACCTGACGTTATCTTTCTTGATTACTTGAACATCTGTTCATCTTCTCGAGTAAAAGGCGCGGCTGCCGCAAACAGTTATACTTTAGTCAAATCAATTGCAGAAGAAGTACGTGGATTGGCAATGGAATACAATTGTGCAATCGTTACCTCTTCTCAGTATAATCGTGATGCGTATGGTAACTCTGACGTTGATCTAACAAATACATCTGAGTCAATGGGTATTACTCATACGGCAGATGCAATCTTTGGATTGGTCAGTTCTGAATATCTTGATGAAATGAATCAGTTGATGATTAAACAGTTGAAGAATCGTTGGGGAGACATCAGTTACTACCGTCGATTCCTTGTAGGTATTGAACGAGCAAAGATGAAGATCTATGAACTCGAAGAATCTGCTCAAGAGAATATTAATCTCGAAGGACCATCCGGGGGTGGTGGACAGCAAGGAAAAAAGAATTTCAATGATGATGGCCCAGTATTTGATAAGACCGATATTGGAATGAGATTGAACAAACGCAAGCCTGGTAGCAAAAACGTGTTTGGAGATGTTGCCTTAACCTAATATGTATAAATAAACTAAAGCAAATTAGAATTTTTATAGGTAATCAATGAAACGGTTTAAAACATTTCAGTCGCTATCAGAAGCAACTATTATGAAGCCTGACTACATTCCCGGTGCAAAAGTTGTATGGAAAGGAACAAGTACTCCTGAATTTGACAAAGCTGGTTATAAGAAAGGCGACGTATTTGAAATTGTCTCTGGTGCGGCAAAGATTGATGCGGAACTTGGGAACAAGAATGGCGCGTTTGAGAAGTTTCTTAAAGCGCCTGACGGAAAGGTGTATCATCTTCGCGGTGGTAAAGGTTATAAGTCATCTGACTTTACTCAACACAAAGCAGGTGGCGGTATGCCATCTGGTGCTGAATGGGAAGATCTGATTGTGTTTGCTTATAATCAATTAAACAACCAAAAGACAGATCCTACAACTGAAGAAGCTGCAATGAAGTTTTGGCCAGTATATGAAGATCAAGCATATGAAATTGCTAAGAACTTTAATTCTGGTTTATCCGCTAAAGCATTAGTTCACACAGGTAGAGGCGGCGCTGTTGGTACAGTTACACTTGGACCTTTATGGAATTTCTCAAGAGCAGATAAAACTCCAAAGACTGATATTGCATCTAATGATTTCAAAGAAAGAATTTCATTAAAGAAAGCAGGTGGTTCTCAATTGGCATCGGCTGCTAAGGCAGAGTCAATCGCAATTGTTAAAGCTGCTTTATCAGAAATGGGAAACGAAAAGAAATTTGCTCAAGATCTAGTTGCTGATATGGAATCAAAGATGGAAAGATTGATTTCAAACCAAACAGTCACCGCTCTCAAACAGGCTGCTGCTAAAGGACAGTCTAATCCTGAAATTTCTGACTTCCAATCAAAAGACAAACAAAACAAAGAATTGAGCACCTTGCTTAGTTCTTATATGAATCAGAATACAACAGCAAATGCTTTATTTAGTAAACACATTGTACTTGAAGCTGCGACTGGTAATCATAAGTTTGGATCCGCAAAAGCTAAGGCAGCTGCGAATATGTTAGGTAAGTTTGAAATTGGTGGAAAGGTTGTATTAGAACCAATCAACAGTATTAACGATCCTATCATTCAGAAATACGCAAAAACAGTTAAACCTGCTATCACATTCAAATCTGGTGGCGGTGGAGCTCCTGCATATTCTTCTTTAAGATTAAATATAACAGCAACTGGTGAATCAGTACAATCCTTTAGAGATGTTATAGTTGAAGAACTATCTAAGGTAGATGGTTTATTAACGGAAGATTACTTATGTGAAGGTCCTTTCGATATGTTAAAGAGAGCAAGCGCCAAAGCAATAGGTGTAGGTAGAAAATTAGTCGCAAAGGTCGAGAAAGCAATCAAAGCCGTGATGGCAAAAACTAAAGCAATACTTAAAAAGATTGCGTCGGTTGGTAAACAGATGTTCAGTCAGTTAATGAAATTCTTGGGTATTGATATTAGTCAGGCAGTTAATATACCAGGTGAGGTATCACTATAATGGATTCGTTTAAAAAGTTTATTGATGAAGGTCCAAACGATCCTGCGATATTCAAAGCAATATTTCTCGCAGGTGGTCCTGGGTCAGGTAAATCGTTTATTGTTGGTAAAACAGGATTACCTGCCCTTGGATTTAAAGTTGTGAATTCAGATGATGCGTTTGAGTTAGCAATGAACAAAGCTAAATTAGTAATGGATCCTGATACTATCTTTTCAACACAAGGACAGGAAATAAGAGACAAGGCAAAGAAACTCACTGCTCTTAAAATGCAAGGTTATATTACAGGTCGTCTCGGCTTAGTTATTGATGGCACAGGTAAGAATGTAGCAAAGATACAAGGTCAAATAAAAGAATTAAGATCGCTCGGTTATGACGTTGGAATGATTTATGTCAATACAGATTTAGATACTGCAATTGCTCGTAATGACGCAAGACCAAGATCATTACCAAGTACTCAAGTTGTTACTTTATGGAAAGAAGTACAAAAGAACATCGGT